GCAACGTCGGCTGCGAGATCGAAGGTTGTGATGTTGGCTTCGGTGTAGGCGGCGGTTGCACCGGCTGCGGAGATGGCTGTGAGGCCGTTCGCTGCGTAGGTGAGCGAGGCAACACGAAGCTCGTGGCCAATTTGAATCTGGCTGAGAAGCATGTCGGCAACGGCAACCTCAACGTCCAAGAATCGGGCGAGGTCGCGCTGAGTTGCGTCGGGGAGGACTTCCTCCAGACCGTACTCGGTAGTGGCGAATGTATCGGATGTGAACTTGCGGCCAACGCGAGGATATGCAGATCCAGCGGCGATCTTGGTCGCGTCGTCGTTAAGTGCCTCAGATGCGCCCAGGTTGATTTTCAGATATTCGCCAGAGCGAACGTCTGCAACGTAGATCGGCATGACTTCGGCGCCGATGAAGAGGTTTTGCTTGTTCGAGCGGCCCTCGTAAACGGCCTGTGCGATGTCTCCGCGAATTGTGGTGGTGGTGAGTGACATGGTAGTTGGTTAGTTGAGTGTTTCGGTCAGGTGCTTAGAGGCGAACTGCGAACTCGATGATGTCGCCGGTTACGCCGGAATTGATTGCGGTTCCGAGAGTCACGCCAGATGTGACGAGCGTTCCGACAATCACGCCGCCGGTTGTGGCGAAAACCGAATTGCCAGCGGTAACAGGACCGGGCGAAACGATTCCGAATTGAGTTGCCTTGAAGAGTTTCACTTCGCCAACGCCAGCGGCTGCCACGTCGTCTTGAAGGACGCCGATAACTTCGGAGGCGGTTACGAGTGCGGCGGCTGCGTTGTCGCCTGAGCAACGGACGAGCGTGTTACCTGAGAGCGCGGTCGCGAATGTGAACGAGCGGAATGAGATGTCATTTTGGGTTGCCATGATAAGTAGTGATTAGAGGTTGTGGAGTTGATTGGAGTCGCGGAGGGCGATGTATTCAGCGGGGTAATTCGACATCGCAAATTTAATCGCGGCAGTCTTGGAGCCGAGTTCTGCGGTTTTTGTTTCGATCAAATTTTTCAAATCAAATTTGACTTCGGCAGGAACTTCGGCGGCAGCGGATGCCTTCATGGGAGCTGCGCCAAAGTTGGAAATGATGGTGTCAAGTTTGGCTTCGAGCTTGGACATTTCGGAGTCCTTCATAGGCTCGTCCTTTGGCTCTTCGGGAGCGGCTTCCATTGCCTTCTTGTAATCGCCAAAGGCGGATTCAAGGGCGCTGAGACGGGAGACGATGTCGGCAATGCTCACTTCGTCTTCCTTGGGTTCGATTTCGATTTCGGGTGTGTCTTCCATTTGCTTGGAAATTTTGTCAACTGACTTGGCTTCGAAGCTGAAGAGGCCGGTGGGATTCGCTGCGGGTGTCTGCACCAAATCGGCGGAGTAAAGTTCCTCGCACGATGCAAAACTCTTGCCGCCGATGTCCCGCACTGGCCCGCTGAATGCAATCGAGATGCCGAATGTGTCGGGAAGCTTCTCGGCAATTTCCAAGACGTAGGCTCGCCGGTCTGCGTTTTGCAGAAGGTTCAAATCTCCGAGGAGTTTTTCTCCGACGATGCGAAAGTTATCGACAAATCCGATGATGTCTTTGATTCCCGCACCGTGGTCGAGATTGACTTTGACGCCGCCAGCGTAGGTTTCCGCGCATGCCTTAACTTCGCGCAATGTTTGCGCGTCCACGTAGAGTCCGTGGCCCTTGGCCTCTCCGACTGAGATGATGGATACTGCTTCGATGACGTCGCTCATGCGAGGCGGCGATGTCAAAATAATCAGTCGGAATACTCGTCGATCATATTTTGCAAAATCATTTCCTCAAGCGCGGCCTGTGCCAGCATACGGATGGCCGCTTCATCGTCTTCTTCGCAACCTACAATTTCAAACGATGTCGAGACTCTTGGCTTTACTCGGTTGGCCGAAAGATTCGTTGTGTTTCCCTGAGCTTCGAGCGTTGTCGAAATGTGCTGAGATGGTGTGCCTGCTTGCGCTGTGGCTTGGTTGCCTCGCGCCTGCACGCTGGTTGAGATTGTAACTTCAACGCCATCGGTGGTGAGATTGGCTTTAACTCCGCGAATCTCAACTTTGCGGATGGGTCGAGAAGCGAATCCCCCGGGAAGATCGCGTGCGACAACAATCGGCGGCGGCGGATTGCTTGAGATTTGAATCAAGCCCTGCGAGCCGATGGAGATCGGCGTAGGACTTGGTAACAAGCCCTGCGTTGCGATGAGCAGGGAAGTTAAGATCATTTTAAGCGCGTGTTACGGTTGTGGTGGTCGTGCCGTCGCCTGTTATGTTTTGCGAGACCGCGCCAGCCGCGCGGCTTGATGGCGTGACGGTCAACGCGCTGCCGGATTTTAATCCGTGAATGAGGTGGATTTCTTGCAATTCAGGAACAGCAAATGCGGTCAGTACGCCAGCATCAAAAGCACCTGAGACGATTACGCCGGTCTGGAATTGATGGACATTTGCTGCCGCGTGATTCTGAGCGTTTATTGCCAATTCGTTGTTTGCGCTAGTCGATCGCACAATCCGCCCGCCGTAGGTTCCAGACGTTGTGTGCCCGCTCGTGGCTTCGTCCCATACTGCGTCTGCGTTCTCGCTTGCGGTCGGCAAGTCTGCAAGTTGCGTGTCAAGGTTGGCAGTCGCCAAGCCTATTGCTGATCGCACGTCGGCGGCGGTGAGCGTTGCCGTGCCTGTTGTGGCATCTACAGGAACGCCGAATGCTACGGACGCGGCGGCGGGAATCTTGCATGTTCCGGTCAATGCGCCGCTGGCGTAGCTCACGCCGTCGCGGACATCGGTGACGGCTGGCATCTGGCCCGTGGTGGCGTCCACAAGAGTTTTTGCACTGCCGGAATCGACATAAGTGAAGACGGCGACGTTGGTGGAGAGTTTCTTAAGCCTGAATCCGCCTCCGATGGCAGCAGACATTCCGTACTGCCCAAACTCCATTTGTTCAAATTGAATAATCCCGGACGAAGCATTATGAGCTCCCGGCGTAGCGGCCAAGCCGACTGTGTTTCCAGGACCATAAGCATTCCCCACTATTCTGCTAACAATGACGGTGCCAGTTGAACTGTTCCATATTCCCCCGCCAGTTGTGCTGCCCAATGTTCCCCCAGTTGCTATTCCGGTAATAGTCCCAAGCCCAGTACCTTGATTGTATACAGCAGCAGCGGCAGCAGCTGTTCCTCCAGTTGCATTCCCTGTTAGATTTAAGGTTCCGCCAAATGCAACGCCCAAGGATGTTGAGCCACTGCCACCCGTAGCGTTTCCTGTTATATTTATGGTATTGTTTGTCGTTGAATTTATTCCGTACGATTGACCTATCCCGCCATTAACATTCCCTGTTATGTTCAAGATACCCGTGGATGTTTGATTTAAAGAATGCGAAAGACTCCCGCTTCCGCCTGTCAGGTTTCCAGTGATATTCAATGTTCCCGTGCTGGCAAAAGATACTCCGACCGCCGAGGTCGTTGTTCCTCCCGTTACATTCCCAACGATAGTTCCCACCGCTGGCGAAGCCGCAATAAATTGCAGGCAGTTGCGCGATGTCGTGGTAGATTTGCTGGTGACATTGGCGGTGAGCGTGACGCCACTGTTGAGCGTGAAAATGCCCGTGCCTGCGTTGGATACTTCGTCGCAGGTGGCATTTGCTGTGATGGTGACGGTGTGCCCTGTTGCTGCGCGGGCTTCGTCTCCGACGCCGGGCACAATGCCCCCCGTCCATGTCGCGCCTGCGTTGAAATTGCCGCTGGCTGCGGAGGTGATGAGGGCCATGGCTTAGAGTCCTTTCGAGATCAAAAGGTTTTGGAGAGCAGTCTGGATCGCAGCGACGGCGGCTTGCTCGGCGGGGTCGGCGACTTCGGAGAGGTGGCCGCGAAGCAGGCCGATGGCTGCGGAGTCGGCGACTTCGACCGATGCGGGAACTTCGTCGGTGGCAGGGACGATGCGCGTGGGAATCAAGCGCATGGCGATACTGACATCTTGCGAGCCGGATGCTTTATAACTGCCGGTGATGGCGAGGTTGAGCGAGTATCGGTCAAATGTTTGGCCGTCGATGGTGATGGGATTTGTGGCGTTCATAATTTATGCGAGTAAAATCAGGGCTGATTTTTCGGTTGGATTGGGAAAGGAAAGTTCAAACGCGCCGTCGAACACAGGTCGTTCGGCTCCGAAGTTTAGCGTGCAGAGAACGGCGTTGTTTTTACTGGCATTGTAAATCATCGCGCCGTGCGCAATGAATGTGGCGCGGTCTATTTTGAGATCATCGAAAGTGACAAAGGCATTTACTCCCGCCATGCCAGCGCGAAAACCGCCTAAAACAAATCCACCTTGCGAGTAACCTTGGCCCACCACTTCGCCTTCTGGCGTATAGTTGGCAGTAGATGGGCCGATGTTTGCGCGCTTCGTATAGAGCGCAATTTTGTAAGTATCGGCAGGCTGGTGCATACCAATCAAAAATTGCTTCTTAGCTTCCAGAGATATTCCTTGTGCGATCATTTATTTTTCCATTGAGTTTTGCAAACAGCGATGCGTTGATTTTGGTCTGGATATTCAGATTTCATCGTGTCATCGACCATGCAGCGGTCAATGAAATCCTCTTCCTCTTCGTCATTTGTCGGGGTTGGCATGACAAGTTCGGTTTTCATTTCAAAGCCCACGACTCGCCCGTGCGGGTCGCGCTTCATGTCTGCGACGGATTTTGTTTTGCGTCTGAGTTTTCGATTGCGATTGATTTGCTCGACCTTCGCCGCCGCCCATGTCTGGCCTGCGTCACCGCCCCACAATGCCCATGCAATGCGGCCTGCGGAAGGGAATCCCTCTTCGCCTGGTTGAAAACCCTGCCCCTTTTTATCAACTTCGTGTCGCGAAAAATATGAGTGCATGCGCTTCACAGTTTCGTCGGAAAGATTTTCGCCGTTGCTGATGTCGCGAGCGCGGGCGACTCCGACATTCGTCCCGCCGCGATTGTATTTTGCACGCCACTCCAACCCCTTCTTGGCTTCGGCGATCATGCCGCCGGTCGGCTTGTTTTTGCCGTCCTCGAATTGCGATGCTGCGGCTTGTTGCGGTGCGGGTGTCGGGGCTGGCTCTGCGTTCGTGATTTGGCTTGCGCTCGCTTCGTCCATTCCGAAAACGGTGCGAAGAATGATGCCAACCTGTTCGGGCGAAAGTTCGCCGCGTCCCAGTGATGCAAGGATTCCCGAGAGCGCATCCGTCCCGCCGATGCCGATGGTTTCGATGAGCGGAGCAACCTCGCCAATCTCAGGCGTAATGTCGATTGCCGACTCAGGCACCGAATCGGAAATCCGGCTGGCTTGGATTTCAAATTCCTGCCCCAGTTCCTTAATCATGCTGGCTTCTTTCGCCCTTGCGCGAAGTGCTTCTTCGTAGTCCTCGCCAGCGTCCGAGTAAATCTGACCGGCCGTCTTGAGTCCCGCTTTCCAAAGCGCGATGTCGGCAGTCGCTTCGCGTCCGTAATCGATACTGACCTTTGCGGGCCAACACCAGCGGCCGTCAAGCAAAAACTCCGAGTCGTCAATCTCCCCNCGCGCGGCGGCGTCGAGAAGGACGATGTTCTTGATGCGGTTGAGGAACTGCGATTCGAGCAGCCCACGCCACCGCGCAAAAGTGCGCTCTGCCATCGCTGCCTCCATGCGTGCCATCGGCCCGCTCTTGTCTGCGTCAAACGCAAAGCCGTAGGGCAGCCCGACTGACATGCAAATGTGCGACTGCACAAGCCGGATGAACTCGCCGAACGCTCCGCCTGGGCGCTCGCTTTGGAACATTTCCATCTTCTCGCCAGGGGACAAATAATTGATCGCGCCGGGGTCGATGTTCGAGAGCTTTTCAGTTTGCCCGTTGTCATTCGGTGTCCTTGTTGCGAAATAGTCGGATGCGTCCGCCGATCCGTTCTCGGTGGTGATGACGCCGGTCTGATAGCTGGCATACTTGATCGCTTGGATCTCAGCCTTCAGCGCCTCTTGCAAGTCGCGCGCTGCGTTCAGTGCCGTGGCAAATGCGGAGCGTCCGCGATATTCGTCCAGTCGCGTGGCGTCGAATAGGTGGATGAACTCCGCGGAGTCGATGTCAGTCGAATCGATGTATTGGTTGTTAATCGTGCGGACGTAGATTTGATATTTCTCCGGCCTGCCGTATTCGTCCAGCATGATGCCGCCGATGTATTTGTCCGAGTCGATCAAACGGTTATATGGCGAGCCGATGCGGTCGGCCTCCACGCTCTGCAATCGGAGTTCTCCGGCTTCGCGAACGATAACAAATCCGCAGTCGCCATCGCGTAGGATTGCCATGACAGCGAGCTGAAGCAGGGTCGTGAAATCGTGACGGCGTAGGAAATCGCACTTGGCGCACCAGTCTGACCAGTATCGCTCAACCTGCGCGTCGAGNTCTTTGTTGCCGGTGCGGGATTGGTATGAGAGACGGCCCGAGACGTAGGTTGCAAATTTGAGTAGCAACGAGCGAACCGGTGGGAAGTTATCGGCCAAGTCACGCGCAGCGCGAATGAGCTTGTAACGCTCGGCTGTGCCGCTCGTGTCCTCGCCTCCGGCAATGTTGCGCGAGATCCCGCGTTTGCTGGATTCGAGCGCCGCGTCGAACCGCCCAAAATTGCGTAGGCGGTCTTGCGCAATCATGCGAGCCATTGCCGCCTTCGGTGCGACAACTGCCAATGCGCGCGTAAAAAAGTCTTGCTTCATATTAGGGTCGCTGTGTCGAAAAGGCCGATACGGTACGCTTCACCCGAGAACCACTTGCATACTCAATAGCAGATTGCAACTGCCCGACGATGTTTGAGACCTCGGTCAAATTCGCCCGAGTAAACGAGCGCCCTGCGATGCTGTAACTCGCCCCCGCAACGGCGATTGCCTCAAGGCATGCGATATATTTTTCCTGCAAGCTCTGAAGAGTTGCAAGCGGAAGCCCGAAAAAAGTGGAATTTTGCGCCATCCTTGGGCGCGACTGTCAAAGTTTGGACTCGATAAACTTCCCGCGCGACTGCGTGCCGCGCTGAAGATCCAGTTTTCTCCATGCCTCGGCTGGCATGGATACAGATTTTGAAATGGCAGTCCGCCCCTTGGCGTTGGCGTTCTTCTTGCCTTTAGGACGGCCCGCGCCTTT